TCTACCAGTTCTCCAGCTTTATCGATAAAATTAAACTTAGGTAATTCTGGTAACCTTATCTTGAATTTTTCTACCAGTTCTCCAGCTTTATCGATAAAATTAAACTTAGGAAGCTCAGGTAATTTAAATTTTGTTACCCAGTTAACTATACGAAAGGCTAGTTCTCCTATTTTAGCGCCAAATGTATTGAGGGCTTTAAAAGCGCCTCTTAAACGAAAGGCTAGTTCTCCTATTTTAGCGCCAAATGTATTGAGGGCTTTAAAAGTGACTCTTATATTTTTAAATATTCTTGGTAAATCCAGAGTTTTTAACCAGTCGTCTAATCCAGTTAAAGATGCTATCAGACCTGTCAACCCTAATAATGAACCGGGTCCAAGTCCGGGCATAGATTTTATTCCAGAAAAATCTTGGACTTTTTGTTTCTGAAAGGTTTGTTTTTTACCTTTGGGATCGTCCGCTAAATCAGCCTGTAATTTTTTCCATTTGATATATACATCGAAAGTTTTTTCTATATTACTTACGGATTTTAATATATTGGAATTAATGTTAGCAATTGCTGCTAACTTTTCATCCGTATTAAAGTTGATTTTTTCTGAAATATCAACTACGTTAGAAGTTATTTGAGGTAGTGCCATTTTCTTTTTCTAATTCCTCTATATGTTTAATTAACATATCAACATAAATCTCTCTTTCAAAGGGTATTAAATTTTCTATTTCGGTTAAAGAGTATTTATGATGTTGAACCAAAGAAAAATTTATTTTATACATTCTCACTAAACTGTTATAACAAAAACTCAGGTAAAAAAATCGTTCAGGCCCTCAAATGTATACTCTTCTTTTTTGCCGCATTTTTCACACTTATAGGAAACCTTTTTTTGTAATTTTGGCATATTTTCAAAGAAACCGATTAACTTTTGTAATTGAGTAGAAGAAAGTTTTTCTATAAATTCTTCCATTTCTTTTTCTGTGAAATCTTCATAAACATCGTCTTCATCAAAGACAAATTCTATACATTCATAAATCATGCCAAGCGATTTCTGTAGATCAGATTCTTCTTTAAATTTTAAACCGATATCAATTGTAGGATATTTCATTTTAAAACCGAGTTTATCGTCGATCTTTACAATTTTATCATCGTCTTTACATTCTATTTTTATAGAATCTATGTCAATAGAAATTTCTGTTTTACTATCACATTCTTCTTCATTTTCGTGTCCTAACATAAACGTCATAAATTCATTTACTGATTTACTTCTCAATTGTAAGAATAGATATTCAACATCAAAAGATGCTAACTGATTAATATCAACTTCAGAAATTATACAGGCCTTAAGTATTTTCTTTACAGCGCTGGTAATATCTTTTTCATCATTCGATTCTAAAGCCATGTAAAGTACTTTTTCCTCTTTGACTAAAAATGGACGATATTCTATTTCTTGTCCTGTCGAAGGAATTTTTGTTCTAAATTCTGGGGTAACTAATAATGGTAAAGCCATAATATTTTCTCCTATAATAATTAAGATTCAAAGCCTTTATCGAATTCAATCTTGTTTCTCTTATTATTTTCTATATTTAAATATTTATTGTATTCGTTTTCTAAACTTTTTTGTTTTTCATTCTTTCTCAATGAATAGTTGTAATGTAAATCAGTCTCAAAGTATCTATATGCAAATGTAACGTCTAGTGTTGCATGATCTGAAGTACTCCAATCATAACTAATATCTCCTATTGTTGTGGGAAATGCGTCCAATAATTTTACAGTTTTTGTTTGAACATTCGATTCATTATATATGTTAATCTCTACAGTTCTTACATAATCTTTATAATAATTTTCTTGTAAGAATCCTCCTGATTTTTTGTTTCTATGATTTCCTACTATACTGTCTTGCCATATTAAAAAATATTCTCTTTCTGATAAATCTTCGCTGCAGACAAAACTAATAGAAACATCTGAATAATTTGTGAAAGAACCTAATTTATATTCAGGTCCCAATTCAAAATATTCTAATATATTTACATTTCTTCCTGGTAAATTTACTGATCTAGCTCTATAAGTTAAATCTTGAGGGCCCTCAAAGTATATTTCAAAATGATCTGTTCTTGATACACCGTTTTTATTGATTGAAGAATAAAATTCATTTATGTTAAATGGCATTGTTGCTGTCTCTCCAAACTTTTCTATTATCCGATTTTTCGAATCTTGCGATAGGTAACATAATCGCAGCATTCCATTGTTCTGGCATTATCTCTAGAAATCTTGATTCCACTTGAGGTCTTAAATATCTTTTCAGTGCTGGTTTGAATAATCTTGTTCTTGCATTACCCTTCAATATTTCATAAGTCACTTTGATGTTCGATTCTTCATTTAACTCCTCATCGCTTGCATATTCATACAAAGCATTCATTAATATAGCTCTTTGTTTATAATGTAGGTAATGAAAATTGATGCCTAGAAATCCTTCTGGTAATCTTTTTAACTTCAAAACCAATGGAAACGTATCATAGTATTTCATTCTCTTTTTTGTTTTAGGATCATATTGAAATAGATACATTTTACCGTTCATTGGTTGCATCGTCATATTATCACGATTTTCGCGTATGACTCGTTCAGGCGTTGGACGCATACGAGTAACATTATCCCGAAACCAGTCAAGCGAACCTTGACCAGAACCAGGGCTGTTTCGTAATGCTCTTTCAAAAGTGGTTGCTGGCAATTTAAAATCCTATTGTTTATATTCTATTTATATCAATACTTTACGTTCAGGTCTTTCTCGGTAATGATTTCAAATTTCATACCTCTTTTTTTGCAAAATGCTTCAGCTGCTTCCCACTTTGCTTCATTGACTCCCCAAGTTGCCACTTCCTGAATGAACTTCTTGGTTTTCCTTTTTCTACTTTTCGGAGGCGTGGTTTGACTAGACGGCTTAATTTCAACTATCCACTTTTCTAGTTTTCCGTCTTTGTTGTAGATTTCTACATAAAAATCTGGAAAGTAACGATGTGCTCTTCTGTCTAGAGGCGACATATAAGGTATTACGACTTCCTCAGATAACCAACCTTTAACATGATCATTCTTGTCTAACCACTTCATGAATTTGATTTCATATGAACTTCGGTAATAAATATTTCTGACATTACCCAAGTATTTCTTTCTATTGATTGGTTTGAAATAACCGCTAACGCATTTGTGATATCCGGTTTTGCTGCCAAGTGCCACTAGTTGTCTCGCTCCTTTTTCGTTGAGAGCTTCAATCGCTTCATCAGACATAGTGTAATATCTACTGTAACGCTTCATTCTTTCATCTGGTGTGAGTGCTGCGTTTTTTTCTATATTAGTTGAACTCACCTTTTTGAATATGCGTTTCTTTTCACCAGTAACTTCGCGTTCTTTCCAAATATCTGCCTGATTTTTGGCGACCCTTTTTCTGAAGCTGTCAAATTTTTCTGGGTCTGCTTTAAGGCGAGCACGACTATACTTCAAACCACAACTTTTTGAACAAGTTGGTTTGTAACCAACATTGATATTTTCCCAAGTTGTTTCTTTACCACAGATAACACATTCACCGTCACCTTGTTTGTAACAATATTTATCATAGTATTCTTTACTTGATATTTTGTGATGGTCACGGATGTGCTTAGAGAGTTTGCCATACGAACTGAAATTTTCGTTGCAAATGGAACAATAAATACTCATGCTGGTACTCCTTCTTTATGCTTTTAGTACTAGACCCGGCAGATGTTGGCGCATCGTGGCCGGGCTCTATCTCTATTTATAAAAATAAGAATTTCGGGAGACAAATTGGTCGGTTTGAATTTACCTTGATAGTATTCTGGCATATTGTTATAAATATAAAATAAACATTAACGAGTATTTAGTTTTATGGGCAACTCATCAAGCTTCGCCGCGAGTGCGGGCGATTTGATTCAACAAGCAGCTGAAATTACTCAACCTGTCGTGGATTATGCTAGAAGTTTAAATCCTCCTGGAAGTGTTAAGAGTATTGGAAAAACAAAAGATGTTGAATATACAGAAGATGATTCTAAAGAACAATGGTGTAACATAGGAATATATGAGTATACGTATAGAGCAGAGAGTTCTAAATCTTTGAAATTTGGATTGGGTAATATTAAATTACCTTTGCCTCTGCAATTACAAACTCAATATCAACAACAATGGAATAATACTAACGATGTTACAGGTTTACTAGGTCAAGCATTAAATTTAACTGATGGAATACAAGGACAAGACTTTAAAAATTTAGCGGTAAATGCTGCTTTGAATCCTCAATTAGTTGGTAGTGCTATAGCAGCTGCCGGTGCACCTATCGGAAGTTTAGTTGCGTCAGGAGGCATTGCTGTAGGATCTGCTTTAGCAGGAATATCAGCTAATAAATTCGAAACTGTTACGTATGAAAAACCTCAACTTAGACAACATCAGTTTAATTGGAATTTGACTGCTAAAAGTAGAGAAGAGGGCGAGGCGATTCAAGATATTATATTGAAGTTGAAATATCATTCTCATCCTGGAGGCGATGATGGCGCATACTTTAAATATCCAGAACTTTTTGTTGTTAAGTTTTTTTCAGATCAAAATCTTTTTACAATTGGACCATCTATCATGGAAAATTTTGCCGTTGATTATCATGCTGCAGGAAGGCCTTTATATCAATCAAGTGATAGAATGCCTATTAATGTAAGTATAAGTTGTTCCTTTAGAGAAACATCAGCAATAACAAAAAATATTATAAAAAACGAGAGAAGATAAATGTCGTTCTATTTCAGAAATTTCCCTTTCACGAATTACCAAATAAAGGATTACAACATAAATGAAGTTGTGCAAAATCCTTTAGTGAGATTTAAAATTGTCGATGTTTTAAGAAATGTGAAATTTCTATACCAAGAATATGTTGTAAAAGAAGAAAGTGCTTCTGAAATAGCCTTTAAAACATACGAGGATGAAACTTTAGATTGGATTATCTATATTACGAATAACATCATTGATCCAAAATATGATTGGCCATTGGGATATAAAGAGTTTAATAATTTCGTTATAAAGAAATATGGTTCTGTTGAAAATGCTTCAAGAGAAACCACCACAGAAAATATTCATCATTATGAATGGATAGTTCAACAACAACAAGTTTTATTTGATGGCACAAGAATACCAGAAAAAAGGTTGATTATAGATAAAACAAAATACGATTCTCTTATAGCGAGTGAAAGAGACATTGTTAGAAATTTTGAATATGAACAAAGATTAAATGACGATAAAAGAAATATCAAAATATTAAGAGTAGAATACTTACAACAGTTTTTATCTGAAGTGAGAAGTGTTTTGATATGACACAGGAAAATTTTAATAATACTTACCAGGCAGATTTACAGTATTGTGTTCTGTTTAATTATTTGAATAAATCTGAAAACATATTACCTATATTAGATGTTATTAATGTAGAATATGATTTATTTAATAATGCTATTACATGTGAAATACAAGTTACTGATCCAGTTTCTTTTTTGGAAAATTTTCCTATTATAGGAGACGAAACATTAGTATTGGGTTTCAAAACTCCTAATTTAGATATAAATCCTACCGTATCTAAATTTAAAAACCTTTTAACATTTGTTTTTAGAATTTATAGAATAGAAGATAGAAAACAAACCGCTAATAGAGCTTCAATTTATACTCTATATGGAATATCTTCAGAGGGTATTAATAATTTGAGATATTCTGTCAATAAAACTTATTATGATTGGAAAGGCGAGAATGTTGTTCAGGATATTTACGACAATTATTTAAAGCCTAGTCCTATTGAATATGATTTAATTAAACAGGTTGACAGTAATGTTAAAGGAAAGAAGTTAAAAAGATTACCTAGTGGCGAAAATATATGTTTGAATTTTTCTAACTTTCGGCCTTTAGATGCGATTAAAAGAGTTTGTTTCGAAACTCAAGATGTAGATAAAAGTTTTACTGCGGCAAAGATTAAATATAAGAATAATGTTTCTGTCAATATTTCGGGACAAAGAATACCGAACATAAGAATAACAAATCCTTTGGGAACTGCTAGGGGAATGAGAAATAATAATCCTGGTAATATTGTATCTAATAGATTCACTCAACAGTATGGTGGTTATATAGATTCTGATGGAAGATTTGCCATATTCGCGTCACCCGAAGATGGTATTCGTGCCATGGATAGATTATTAGGTGTTTATAATAAAAAGTACGGTTTAAATACTGTTTCTGGAATTGTAAATCGCTGGGCGCCACCTAATGAAAATCAGACGGGTAGATATGTGAATTTTGTTTCTAAGGAAACCGGATTTGCCCCTGATCAAAAAATAGATTTTAATAATAAAGAACAAAGAGCAAAATTAATTAAGGCTATTATCTATCAAGAAAATGGAAAGAATCAAGGTTCTTTATTTGACGATAGAGTTTTGCCAGCATTGAATGGAGTTACCAGTACAGATACAGCCACATTTGAAGAAGAGATTGGTGACGAGGATCCTATACCAAATATTGCTATAAATCAACCTCCTAAAAAGGAATACACGGTAGACATAACCGAAAGAACAAAAAAAACAAAATCTTCTAATTTTATTTTTTATGAAAATGATGATGGTTGGAATTTTGTAACTATAGATCATTTACTCTATAGAGATAGAAGTTTGGTAGATGCTGGTGGTTTAGTACAAGATTTTTATTTTTTAGATAGTAGAGTTGATCCTTCTAAAAACAAATCGATTTTTGGAAAAAATGTTCGCCAAGATCAAAGAATATTAGAATTGGATTTTGTCAGACAAATGGATAATGCTGAAAACATGGATAGAGGGCTTTATTCTAGTACTTTAGTTTCACTCGATCCGTTAACGAAAAGAATAGAATTTGATCCTTTCATATACGATAGAGATTATAAAGATATTGCTCATTTAGAAACGGATTTAGATGGACCACAACGAGTTGGCATCTTCACAGAAAACTCTCTTTTTATAGAAAAAAATGTAAATAATCATAGAACCAAATGCGATGAATTTCAACATAGAAATTATGTTATTACGAATTTAGGACCAGAGTATGATGAATCTGATGGTCTCTTTAAAGGAGCTAGATTACGGGACCATCAAATAAGAAATCCAAAAAAGTTTCATGAATTTTTAAAATATGATTATGCGTCTAAGGTACAATTCAATAATATTATCATCGATCTTAATATTCCGGGAAACAGTGATATACAAATAGGTCACATGATAAATTTAAATGTTCTTTCTAATAATATTAATGATTCTGAACAAAAGATACTGTATAATAGATTGTTTGGCAATGAAAATCTTGGAGGTTTTTTCCTAGTAACAAAAGTAAAACATTCCATAACAATCAAAGATAAATCTTATGTCACTTACTTGCAATGTGTTAAAGATACTTACGCAACAACTAAATTTAGAGATAATACGGCCGAGTCTAGAAAAAATGAAGAAATTGCAGTGCAAAGAAAAAATCAAGAATTTAATAAAACGACATTTAGTAGTGATTTTGGATAATAAAGATGCATAATATAGGTACAGATTTTGTTTGGTTTATGGGAGTTGTTGAAGATAGAAGCGATCCATTACAGATGGGCCGTGTTCGTGTACGCACTCATTGGCAAACGGCCGATAAAGATATTCTGCCTACGGATGATTTACCGTGGGCTCAAATAACTGTACCTTCTTCTGCTACTTCCGGCGATGTTGGTGGTACATCTACTGGTTATGCTGAAGGTTCTTGGGTTGTTGGTTTCTTCATGGATGGAAAACACAAACAACATCCATTAATACTTGGCGCAATATCTGGTATACCAACAAAACAACCAGATCCGGAATGCGGCTTTAATGATCCTAGAGGTGTATATCCTCAAAGATTAAATGAACCAGATATGAATCGTTTAGTTCGTACAAGAACAATACGAGAAGAATCTGTAAAACTTTTAAGAACCGAAGAAGAAACGAATGCTAATCTACACCCCTCGATTGCGTTTAGAAATCAATATGTAGATGATTTAACGGGAGAACCTGTACCGAGTAGAAACAGTGAGTATCCATATTCACAAGTAAAAGAAACTGAATCTGGCCACATACAAGAATTTGATGATACCCTAGGTGCAGAAAGAATTGCCACTATGCATCGCACAGGCACAATGGAAGAATATCATCCTGATGGTAGCCGTGTGAATCGTACCATGAAAGATAATTATCATATTACTTATGGTGATGATTATGTCAGAGTCCGTGGCGTTTCAAAAGTGTATGTTGATGGTGATGCGTCTTTATATGTCAGAGGAAAATTAGTCACACAAGTTGACGGTGATATGGAAACATATGTCGCTGGAAACTACACCATGGATGTGGGTGGTAGTATTAATGTGACTACAGATGGTAGTCACACGTTAGAAGCGAAACAAGCTATAAGTCAAACAACGACTTCTACCTATACATCTTTGTCATCTGGTAAGATGACTTTTAGCACAAAGGATAAACTTCTTGCGCAGTCTGAAAAGAATTTTGATATTAACACGAAAGACGAATTTAGAGTTCGTTCAAGTGAAATTGAACTACATTCCTCAGATGATGGAAATATTACTTTTTATTCCGCGAAAAATATCACGGGATTTTATTGTGACAAGACAGAATGGCGTAAGGTTTGTGTTTTTGAATCTCCAGATAATATTGCAGCCGTTACAGTACCAGATGCATTAATTTTAGAATCTTATGTTTTAAAAGAATTTCCTAGTACATTTCCTAGATATGGTCGAAAATTAGATGTAGGAAAAGGATTTCAAGATGTTTATCGCGATGATTTAGGTTCAACACCTGGAGGTGAACAGACCGGTTCCGCGCCAGACGATTCTGGTCAGAATCCCAATTCATCTTCTAAATATGAAACTGATGTTACTACTTCAAACGAAGCAATCACTACAAGTAGGGCTGTCGGCAATAGTGGTGTAACAGATTCTAATAATAGACCTACAGGACAGCAAGTTGAGGATCAAAATGCTCATGGTAAAGATAAACCACATTCGAATGTTTTAGATGTAGCATTGTCGGCAAAAGATTTAGGTCCTGATGCATGGGTAGACGGTGACGCAGCTGAAGGTCGAGCTAAGTATTCGAATCCAGGAAATCCAAACATAATAAGATGTTTTGAGGATATGGGATGCTTAGGAGTCGCTAAGTCAATTAATCCCACAAGATATGATAAAACAGCATGGTGTGCTGCTTTTGCGGGCGCAATGCTTCGTAGATCCGGTAATAAATACTTAAAGACTTTATCTTCAAGAGCATATGAACGAAATGCGAGTAAAATTGGTATTTTAGTTGCTACTACTTATGAACCCGATAAAATGAAACCAGGTGATATACTCGTTTTTGGTCGTAGTGGTAAGAGTGGTAAACCCTTTAGATCTTCTCCTTACGGTCACATAGGATTCTGGACAGGTAATAAAAATGCTCCTGCGGGTAAAATTATGTGTATTGGAGGCAATCAAAGTAATAGAATTACAGTTAGACCGTATTCAATAGAAAAGGGAACAGAATTTGGATTAGTCGCAGTAATACGACCTGTATCTGGAAATGATGGTAAAACGCATCAACCAGATCCAGGTTCAATCAGAGAAATAGTAACAGATAAAGGCGGATCGGACAGAGTAACATAATATGTTTATAGAATCAAAAGAAAAAATATATACAGACATACCGTTATCGTTTACAGCTCATCCTGTGACTGGTAATGTTAAAACTCTCACAAACGCAGATTCAATTATACAATCTGTTAAGAATATCGTTTTGACTAATTTTTTTGAAAGACCTTATGAGCCTTATCTTGGTGGTAATATTTACAATCGTTTATTTGATAATGTTGAATCTACTTATACACAATTTCTAATTGCTGAAGATATTACTACATCACTTGAAAACTATGAACCAAGAGCAGATATATTAAATGTTTCTGTATTTCCGGATACCGACAGAAACACACTTAAAGTAAAAGTAAAATTCATTCCAGTAACCTCAGCAGAGCCCGTGACTGTCGATGTTATCGTAGAAAGAGTAAGATAAAATGTCACAAATAGATGTAACAGAATTAGATTTTAGTAAAATAAAACAATCAATAAAAGATTACATATCGGACCAAGATGAATTCAAAGATTATAACTTTCAAGGGTCTGTAGTCAATCTTTTATTGGATATGCTTGCATACAATTCGTACCAGAATGCGTTCTATACGAGTATGGTAGGCAACGAAATGTTCCTCGATTCAGCACAACTCAGAGACAGTGTTGTTTCACGAGCTAAAATGTTGGATTATATTCCCACTTCAGCTAAATCTGCTGAAACAACGATAAGTATTACTTACAATGATATTTCGGGATCTGATGTTGTTGTTATTCCAAAGGGTGAAGTATTTAACGTCGCTTCTGAAATTGGTAGTACTTTACAGTTTATTACAAATCAAGCTTATAGTGTTTATAAAGCTTTAGGTTACACAACAAATGTAGATGTATTTGAAGGATTCCTTATAGACCAAACGTTTACAGTAAATACGTCTATTAATCAAAAATTTATTTTGAATAATCAAAATATAGATACTGATTCTCTTTCTGTTATCGTAAGAGATTCTTTGGGTTCAACAAATACAGAAGTATTTAATTTAGCTAATGATGTTCAAGAAGTTCTTTCTACTACTCCTGTTTATTTCATACAAGAAATTGCAAACGGCGAATATGAAATTTATTTCGGTGATGGTAATATAGGAAAGAAACCGATTGATGGAAATATCGTTGAAATAAATTATAGAGTTACTTTAGGTCCAGACGGTAATGATATAAAAACTACATCTTCTAATTGGTCTGCTGTTGATACTGATATTCTTATCAATAGTGTTGAAAGTGTTACGTATGGAGGTTCAGTTGCAGAAACAATTGATTCTATTAAATTTAATGCGCCTAAAAATTACGAAACACAAAATCGAGCAGTATTAGCTGAAGATTATAAAAGACTCATCATACGAGAAAATTCAGATTTAGTAGAATCTTTAAGAGTTTGGGGTGGTGAAGATAATGATCCGCCTGTATATGGTAAAATATTCTTGTCAATAAATCCAAAAGGTGCAGCAACAGTTCTTTCAAATACACAGAAAGATACACTTCGTAAAAATCTTAAAAGATATAATGTTATGACCAATGAGATTGAATTTATTGATCCAAGTTACAATTATATTCTACCAACAATTGATGTTTTTTATGATAGTAATCAAACTTCTCTTACTTCAGATCAAATAGCAAGTAAAGTGGCCGCTTCTGTTCAATCATTTGAAACGAGTAATTTAGGAAAGTTTGATAATGACTATTTTAGATTTTCTAAATTTTCAGCTGCAATAGATGATAGCGACACTTCAATGACTTATAATAATACAAGTATTCTTTTACAGAAAAGATTTGTTCCTAGTACAACAAATACGACAAAATATACAATTAATTTTAATAAAGAATTGTTTAACGAAACGAATGTGAGCACAATTGTTTCTACTGGATTTACCTTAAGTGGTAACGATAGAACTTATTATCTAGACGATGATGGAAATGGAAATGTAAGAACATATTATATCAATTCTTTGAATCAAGATATTTACACAAATAATACATTTGGTACAATTGATTATGAGAAAGGTATCATTGTTCTACCTTCTTTTGGACCTACATCTATTGTAAATAACGAATTAAAAATAACAGTCATGCCAAAAGACTATAATTTAATAACAAATAAATATTTGTTAATGTTATTATCTGATGTTGTCATCACTGTTACAGACGAAAGAGCTCAACAAGTAAAGGCAACGGTGACAGTTACAACTACTGGCTCAGTCACACAAATCAATGAAACAAATATCGGTACTGTTATATGACAACAGACAATAGAACTTCTGTTTTTATAGAGGAACAATTTCCTCTTCTGGCCAGATTGTCTGGTCAGAAATTAGTGGAGTTCATTAAAAAATATTACGAGTCTCAAGAACAGGCTAATAATTATATTGAGGCTGTCTATAGTCTTTTAGATTATCAGGACATTGATACTGCGCCAGAAGATTATTTTGAATATATTGCTCGTGAGATTATACCGAGCATACCCGAAAGGCTCATAACGAATAGAGATTTACTCGCAAAACATATTAAAGAAGTTTATCGTGTTCGCGGTGCACCAGAAGGATATCGTATATTATTTCGTGCGTTATTTGGTGAAGAGATTGAACTTTATAATCCTGGGGATGATATTCTCCGCGCATCTGATGGTCGTTGGGTAGAAGAAGTTGGTATTAAAATATCTTCTACTTTAACGGGAGATGTTTTTGATTTACCGGGTGTAAGAATAATAGGCGAAACATCTGGTGCCTCTGCAATTGTAGATAGAATTGAAACAAGTATATTCAATGGCACAACTCAATTTACAATTTATTTGTTAAGTTTAACAGGAACATTTTCATTAGGCGAAACCATAAAATCTATTGATGGTACAATTACTTTTAAAATTAGTTCTTCTAACGTTGGACCTCTTTTAGACGCTACATTAACTGCTGATGGTGGTCATAGTCATGTTATTGGAGACCGAGTAACAATAACGGGTACAGGTGGAGGTTCAGGTGCACAAGGTACAGTATTAAGAACTCGTGCGGATTCAGCTGCGGAATTTTATGTTGCAAATGGTGGCGCTGGTTACTCTGTAAATAATGTTTTAAATGTGCCTGCCACTTTTGGTAGTGGACAGGACGCATCTTTCATCGTTACTGAAGTGGGTGAACCATTTGAATTTCGCGATATCTATGACGATTTTATTGAATACATTGCCACAGTCACGATAGGTGATAGTAATACTGTATATACATCTTTTATAGAAAATTCTGCTAATTGTCAACTCTGGCCCGCAAATGATTACATATCAAAAGTAGATCATGGTTTTGAAGATGGTAATAAAGTATATTTCTATTTCTTTACCGGTAATACAAGTTACACTGGTATTGATGATTCCGAAACGACTGTAAATCCATATTATGTTTATAATTCAAATTCAAGTGCTTTTCAGGTAGTTACAAGTCCGGGCTCTACTGTTGACGTAAATATTCTCGCCAATGCGAACGCACAAGTAAGCCAAGCAAGTGCTAATCTCGCATTAGCTAATCTTAATTCCACCATAGTCAGTTCTCTTGGTACAAGTGTCGTGAACACAGGCACAATCATTTCTATATCTACTACAGATAATGGTTATGGATATTATGATGGAACTCCAATAGGAACAGTTACTTTTGGTCAAATCGCAGAACAACAATTACCAGATACATTTAATGGTGGTATATTAGGCGAAAACGCAGATATACAGTCAAACTATTTGTCCGGCACAATCGCACAAATAAATGTTGATATTCAGGGCGATAATTACATTAACGATGGAAATATTACCCTTACAAATGCCACAAGAGATGGAACTGAAAACGCAATTGCTATTGCTTCTTCTTCAGCTATCATTGAATTTCAAGGAAGATATATCGATACAAAGGGTTGGTTAAGTTGGGATAAATATTTACAAGATAATTTCTATTATCAAGAATTTTCATACGAAATTCGTTCAGAACAAAATCTGGTAGAATATGAAAGCACTGCTTTACAAACAATGCATCCGGCAGGAACAAAACTATTTGGCGCGGTATATTTACAAGATGATTTAAGTTTAACTTTAACAGAAGATGAAGAAATAGAACAGTATATTGTTGTTGCATCAAATACGGTTTCGCCTACATTAACATTTATTCAAAATTCAAATACTCAAAACGATAGAATTGAAATTTTGGGTAATTGGTTTAACAATGTACAAGCAAATGATTTTGTTTATATTTCAAACACAAGTTCTTTTGTTGCGAATACCGATGGTTATAGAATCTCATCAGTACTCAATTCAAATACATTGTTAATATATGATACACAGGTTACTGTTAAACAAACACCTACCACAGAAACTACAACGGGTTATGAGTTTAATGTTGCGAATGTAATTAACACGACTAGTGGTTTTGGTGTTGCGAATGTTGGAGATGATATTTTTATAACAAAGGCCACAAATGAAATCAATAATGGTGGTCCATTTATTGTATTAAGTAAGGTTGGTAATGAAATACAGGTAAAAGGATATGACGGTAACACAATGCCGTTTGCGAATTCTGTAAACGATAAGACGGCTAAAGTTGAGATTAGGAGATCTTTCACATTCCCATCTAATACTTCTTACTCAGCTAATTTAATTATCTATCGTTCAGCGAATACTTATCTCTATAGCAATAACATTGTGTTATAAATATATGAATAACTAAAACGGAGTATCTTAATGCCTTCTATCGTTACACGATTTTATAGAAATGATAACGCTGAACACTTCATCCAAAATTTTGGTGAAGAAGGTGGTTATTATTTCTTTTTAGCAAATCTGAATGACTGGACTGGTGATCCTCCTACTCCTACACAAAAAATAGAAGATATTGATTTTCGTATTTGGGATAAAATTATCGCAATGAAACGAATTGTGGTATCTGATTTAAGTTTGGTAATACCTAGATACAATTGGACTTCTGGAACTGTTTATAAAAAATATAAAAGTTATGAAAACATTTTTTCTGGACTTTCAGCCGCAAACACATTTTATATAGTAACATCTGATTTTCGTGTTTATAAATGTATTGATAACAATCGAGGCACACAATCAACAATAGAACCAAAACAAACGGATTTAATTAATACTTTTAAAACTTCTGATGGATACGAATGGAAATATATGTATCCCATCATTGGTTCAGATATTCAAAAATTTATTAGTTCTGAATACATACCAATTAAATTTGCAGAAACGGTAAATAATTTTAATACAGAACAATTTAATATTCAATTAGCTGCGATAAAGGGTTCAGTAGATACAATTGATGTTACTGCAAATGGTAGTAACTATGTTAACTTTTCTGGACAAATCAGTGGTTATACCAATACGACTGTTCTGACAATTGATGTTACTGGTGCAAATCGTGTTGATGATGATTTCTATAACGGTTGCGATCTTTTTGTAGAAAGGGGTACTGGTTTAGGACAACTTGTGGAAATTTCTGATTATGATGCTGCATTAGCTAAGATTACTTTGGGAACCGCACTTTCACAAGATCTAACAATTCAATCAGCTGACGAACCAAGTTTCATCCGTATTGGTCCAAAAGTAACCATTAAGACAGACGGTACAACACAATCAACCGCATATGCAAATATTAATCCTTTAACTTCAAACGGTGTTAATTATATCACCGTTGTCAATAAAGGGGTTGGTTCAAATCGTGGTACAATCACAATCACCGATAGTACGTTCATTGGTGCTACTGGTTCTGGTGCTACAGCCGAAATGAACTTCTCTCCTACAAAGGGACACGGTTCAAACGCCGTAAGAGAATTGCACAATGGTGCGTTAATGTTCAATGTCCGTCTTTCAAAGAATGAAGAAGAAGATTTATTAGAAACATCAAATTACGGAACATACGGTCTTCTTCAATATCCGGAATATGCGAACGGAACAGTTGTCACAAATACTGCAATAAATAATACAACAAGATTGAATTTGTCCGGAGTTTCTTCTGCATCTCTTACAAATGCAACTGCGCTTACGAGTTGGAAAGTAGAAGGTCTTACTTCTTTCGCCACGGCCAATGCAGTTACATTCGTAAGTAATTTTGATGGTGCAAACGGAACACTTTCAATCACAAATGGTGAATATACAAATGGTGAATTTTTTACAACAGGTGAAACGATTCGTTTAGATAACGATATAAGTTATCAGGGTGTGTTAGATAGTATAACATATAGTACAGTTCAACCATATACTGGTGAAGTTTTATATATTGAGAACCGAGAACAAATTACTAGAAATCCTCTACAGATTGAAGATTTCAAAATTATAGTACAATATTAAGAGAGTATAATCAATGGCATTAGCAAATACTGGTAGTTTACAAACAGATTTTAATGTAGACCCTTATTATGATGATTATGATGAGAGTAAAAACTTTCATCGTATTTTGTTTAAACCAGGTCTTGCTGTACAGGCACGCGAATTAACTCAACTACAAACAATTCTTCAAAATCAGATAGATCGTTTTGGCGAACACATTTTCAAAGAAGGTAGTGTTGTTAGTGGTAATGAATTAAATTATGATATTAATGCGAAATTTGTTCGTATACAAGACGAGTTTTCCGGATCTGCTGTAACAGTTGCTGATTTTAAAAATTTAGAAATTTCTGGTGGTACTACTGGTATTAATGCGTTTGTTTTTGATTCAGCCGATGGTTCAGAAGCCGGATTGCCTGATACAAAAACTCTTTTTATTAAATATATTGATAGCGGTACTGATAATGTTACAACTGCTTTTGGAACTAGTGAAACTATAACAAGTAATACGGGTAGTATACAAGCTACAACATTGGCTTCGGGTGCAACTGGAAATAGCGCAATTGTTACGTTAGGTTCAGGTATTATATTCGCAAAAGATAATTTTATTCGTGTTGACGAACAATCGATTGTAGTAAGTAAATATAGTGCAGATGCTTCACTAAAAGTAGGTTACACTATTACGGAAGAAATTGTTGTTTTTACAGACGATAATACACTTCTCGATCCTGCACAAGGTGCATATAATTATGCTGCACCTGGTGCCGATAGATTAAAACTTACAGCAACTTTAACAACAAAAGAATTAAGTGATACGGCCGATGTTAACTTTGTTGAAAGACTTCGTTTAAATAAAGGAAGAATTGAACAGAAATTTGACAAACCAATTTATAACGTGATCAATGATTATATCGCAAGAAGAACTTATGACGAGTCTGGTGATTACATCGTAAATGGATTGAATGTTAAATTAAGAGAACACTTAGATGATGAAAATGGTAACGGAGGATTTTTAAAGGTTGGTGATACTCCTGCTGGAAACGACCAATTATTGATTGTTGATGTAAATCCAGGTAAAGCATATGTTCGTGGTTACGAAACAGAAGTTTTAGTTACAGAACATGTTCCTATTGACAAAGGAATTGACTTTGTTCAAGTAGATGATGCCACATTCAGTGCAAATTATGGAAATTATGTTGTGGTGGATGAACTTGTAGGTTCATGGGACATAAACAATCATGGTAAAGTTGATCTGCGTAATACATTTCAAGGCGCAATTTCAAACAATGTGTTTTCGACTGCTGGTGCATCTCCATTAGGAACAAAAATAGGTGAAGCAAGAGTAAGAGCTTTAGATCATGTTTCTGGTTCAAAGGGGGACAAAGACACTACTTATAATATGTATTTGTACGATATTCAAATGACTTCAAATACATTTAGTCAAGTTAAAAGTATTGTTTCTGATGATGGTACTATTGATGGTGTTGCTGATGTTGTTACAGTTTCAAATAATGCTGTATTGAAGGATTCTGCGTTTAACACAGCTTTAGTAAAAGTTCCAGGATCTTATATTAAAAGTTTAAAACCTTCTGGTACAACTGATACTGATTGGATATTTTTAAGAAAATTTGAAAATATTTCTGTTACTAGTGGCGTTTTCTCATTAACATCATCTGAACTATCGGCCGATGAAGAATTTACTGTTTCTTCCTTTCCTTCAGAAACACAAAGACAAGAACTATTTCATGTTTATGTAGATAATGGTTCGGCCGCAAATACTACCAATTACGATACTAGTGCAACTCTTTCGGGAAATACGGTTAGTAGTTTGACTTCTGCGACTACAAAATATAATGCTGGTGATGTAATTCAAATTGGAACAGATGCTAATTATCGATTCAGTGTAGATAACGTCGATAGTACTACACAATTAACTGTCACAAATAAAAATAATCTTAGTTCTGGTGCAAATAATGTTTATAAAGTATTTTTACCAGGACAGACGGTATCTCTAGGAGGTTTTGGTGGTTCTACTGTTGCCAGATCCGGAACATATACTGATTCTCAAAACATTCAATTTGATTTAAAAGAACCGACTCTTGGCACAACAGTTGATATTATTGCTGAATTGAAAAAGGTCAATAAGGGCGAAACAACAAAGACTCTACAGGCAGACAAATTCGTTGAGATTGATATTTCTACTAACTCGGCCAGTACATCTGGTCCATGGATTCTTGGTGCACCAGACGGATATAGATTAAAAGAAGTTCGTTTCAGTAGTTCAACTTTTACATCTGAAACGGACGGCACAGATGTTACTTCTGATTTTGAATTAGACACTGGTATGAAGGACAACTATTACGATCTAGCTAAACTTAAATTAAAATCTACTTCAACAAGAACAATCGGCGGTACAGATTTTTATCTTGTTAAATTCGATTACTTTACTAGATCTGCAAAGGATACTTTCTTCTCTGTAGATTCATATGATGGAGTTGTAGAGTTAGAAGATATCCCAATTTATGTTTCTCCCGTAACCGGCGAATCTTACGATTTAAGAAACTATGTTGATTTTAGACCATATACTTCAGTTTCCGCTTCTCCTCCTAATGTCTTTGCGTCTAAACCAACAAATCCGGGTTCATCGCTCGGACTAGATACCACAACAGGTGGCTTTAGATTTATTGCTCCTAATGAATCTGTTACCTCTTCTTTCACCTATAATCTTCCTAGAAAAGATAGAGTTATCATTACATCGAAGGGTGAGATGAGAGTTATTCGTGGAGTATCATCTTTAAATCCACAGACACCATCTGTTCCTAGTGACGGTTTAACATTAGCCATTCTTGACATTAGACCAAATCCATCTCTTCCATATGATAATGCAATCGCAATCAATAGAGAAGATTTGGCCAATGAAGTAACACCAGTAAGACAAGTTCGTTATACAATGCGTGATATTGGTGTATTGAAAAATAGAATTGAGAATTTAGAATACTACACATCGCTTTCACTATTAGAAAATGACACCAAGAATCTCACAATATCCGATGCAAATGGATTAAATCGTTTTAAAAACGGAATTCTTGTAGATCAATTCACAGGCCATAATATTGGTAATGTAAAAAACTTGGACTATAAGATTTCTGTTGATCCTAAAAACAACGAGATTCGTCCAACATTTAAGAACTATGATGTTACATTCTCTTACAATAGTGGTGCTTCCGGTACTACTAAAACCGGTAGTCTCGTCACCTTACCTTATACAGAAGATAAATTAATATCACAGCCATTTGCTTCTGATAATCGTAATTTGACAAGTCTTTTCTATAGCTTTAATGGTGTGGTCCAGTTAAATCCAGAAACTGATTATTGGGTTGATACCACAACATCACCAGATGTTCAGATCAATTTTGATTTCAATACAGATGCGTGGAATAGATTATCTAATTCATGGGGAACTGAATGGGGTAGTTGGTCAAATATTTGGTCAGCTACTTCATCTTCAACTACTTCAAATCAGTGGCAAGTAAACACTGTTGCTACGACTCAAACTGGTCAAGAAAGAACTGGTATTCGTACAACAGTTGGTGTTCCTCTCACACAAGAGCAAAGTATTGGTGAATTTGTAAAAAATGTAAATGTTATACCTTTCATGCGTTCTCGTGTGATTGAAGTGGTCGCTGATGGTTTAAAACCAAACACTCGTGTTTACCCATTCTTTGATGATACAACAGTTTCTTCTTATTGTACACCAGCAAATTCATCTTTTGCTAACACCGCGACAGAAGGTTCAAATCTGATTACTGACGCTACTGGTAAATTATATACGCTATTCAGAATTCCTAATGAAAATGGTTTAAGATTTAGAACAGGTTCTTTGATATTTAAATTATCTGATAGCGTAACAGGGCGAGAAAATAGTACCACATTTGCTTCTACTCGTTATACTGCTGACGGTCTTTCACAAGAAGTTGGTGAAACGATAATAAGTACTAGAAGGCCTAATATTGAGTTACAAACAGTAACTGAAAATAGAGTAATTACTAATAGTACGACAAGAGTAACGAATATTTCTCCTCCTTGGCAGGAATTCTCGGAGACGAATGACGGCGATCCATCCTTTGATCCTTTAGCCCAAACATTCATTCTTAATTTAAGGGGTACTGAATTCGGATCTTCTTCTGGTGCATTTTTAACCAAACTGGATCTATTCTTCCAGAGTAAAGATTCTACATCGCCGATTATTGTAGAAATAAGAGAAGTTGATGCAAGTACTTCTTTTATTACGAAAAGAATTGTGCCTTTCGGTAGAGTTGTTGTTCCCGCTTCAAGTATTAATGCAGATTCAAGTGATTCTACTGTTGCAACAACTATCACATTTGATACACCAGTATATCTGTTCAATGAACAAGAATATGCATTTGTTGTAAAACCTGGTGGTAATGCACCTAATTTTAGTCTTTGGATTTCAAGACTCGGTGAAAATGATTTAGCTACAGGCAATCGTATTGATAAACAACCATACTCTGGTATCTTATTTGCATCTTCAAACGATAGAACTTATAGTCCTATACAAGAAGAAGATGTTAAGTTCAATGCATACTTTGCTAATTTTGGTACAGGTTCTACACAAACTGCTGTTTTCCATAATGCTAACAACGATTTCTTAACGGTTAACAATGTGACGGGAACTAAACTAACTACTGTTGGTGAAGAAGTACATGGAGAAACTGAACTTGTATTAGACAGCAATATCATTGGAGCAAATGTCGGTGAAGATTTGGTGGATATTGTTACAGGCGCAAATGGTGAAATTACATTTACAAACGGAACTGGTACATTTAGGCTTAAAAATGTAACAACGACTAAATTCACTACAAGTAATACAGTTATTTTATTTCAAGGCGGTGTTGAACAATCTTCAAATAATGCTGTTATTAACAGTCAAACAACACCTATTGGTAAAACAAAACTTTATGACGATTTGAACTTTGCGAATACTGTTTTACATTTGAGCGATTCAAATGGTCAATTTGATGCTGGTACTTGGGTAAAAGGACAAACTAATTCGGGACAAGCTTACATTGTTTCTGTAGATGATTTTGAAGTTGATTTGTTCCATACACATTTAAGTAGTTTGGAATTAGAAAAAACTTCTTTGACTGCACAAGCAAAACTAGCAAATAGTCCTACTGCTGCGGGCACTTTTAAGGACATAAACATTAACAATGATACTTCACCCGAATCTAGAAAATACATTCTTTCTAGATCAAACGAAATTGATGAAGCTGCATTTTTAGGTGATGAGTCGGTCGATGTTAATGTTGTATTTAAAAATACGATAAATCCTTATCATTCTCCTGCGATTGATGCCGATAGAGCTGCATTCTTTACTGTAGAAAACTTGATAAACAACGATTCTACTGGTGAAGATGGTGCATCTGGTGGTAACGCAGAAGCTAGATATATCACAAAAACAATCACACTTGCAGAAGGTCAAGATGCTGAAGATTTAAAAGTTTATCTAACTGCATATAAATCATCTACGAGTGATGTGAAAGTTTATACAAAAGTTCTAAATGCGGAAGATGGAGATGATTTTGAAGTGAGTAATTGGATTGAAATGACTCGCTCTTCGGCTACATCCGAACTTTCAGATTCTGAAGATGTATTTGATTATAAAGAATACGAGTATGATATTCCAACCGCAAGCTTGACCGGTACAAATGGCGAAATACAATATACAAATTCGCAAAATGTTACCTATACAGGATTTAAACGATTTGCAATTAAAATAGTTCTTCTTTCAAGCAATACTGTAAAACCACCAAAGGTAAAGAATTTGAGAGTTATTGCACTTCAAATATAATAGGTAAAAAGACATGTTACAAAAAATACAAAATGTTTCGGAGTACGTGAAAGATGATAAAAATTCAGCGGTTTTATCAGTGGATAATAATTCTTTGAAAGCATACAAATCAAGAAGAACACAAAGCCGTGAATATGAAGAAGCAATAAACGATATAAATAATATAAAATCAGAATTAAGTGAAATCAAATCACTATTAACGCAACTGGTAGGAACATAAATCGTGACAACATTAGCTAATACAGAACTAAGTAATACTTTTAATAAGTGGAGATTAAACACGAATGTAACTACAGATCGTGTAAAAAGTATTACTCATTCTACCGATAATGGTAGAATTGTTCTTACCGGTAATGTAGAAGTTAATACAAGTGACTTTGTTGTTGATACCACGACAAGTAGAGTGGGTATCGGTGTTGCTGCTCCAACAAAAGAATTAGATGTTTCTGGAGAAGTAAAGGTAAGTGCCAATGTAGCCGTAGATACAAATGTATTATATGTTGATGCTGCGAACAATAGAGTAGGTATATTAACATCAACACCGCAAGTTGCACTTGATGTAAATGGCACAATTGATGGTACTACGCTCACAGATGGTACAATTTCAATAACTGGTGGCAATATAACTGGTGCTACTGGTGTTACCGCAACAACATTTACTGGTGGTTTAACAGGTAATGCTGATACTGCTGATGCTTTATCTAGCGCGGTAACAGTTACATTAACAGGTGATGTTACAGGTACCGCAAACTTTACAAATGCGGGAGATACTGCAACTATTACAACAACATATAATAATGATGTTGTTCTTGGAACAGATACTAGTGGTAACTATGTTGATAATGTAACTGATGGCGAAGGTATTGAAATAACAAATTCTGGTAGTGCGGGAGAAGGTTGGGAACCCGCGGTTGCTTTGAAAAATGCAGCTAGTCTCACAAATAATACTCTTCTAAAATGGAATGATAGTTCTACACAATTAACAGATTCCATTATTACAGATGATGGATCTGAATCTATTGTCTCTGGTCATATGAAAGTGACCGGTGTTGCATATGCAAATACAGATACGACTACATATGATAATGAGACTGGAGCAAGTGTTACTTTAGATTTGTCTTTAAGTAATAATATAGAAGTTGGAATCGCAACAACAAGCGGTACATTTACATTCAATAATCCGACAAATGATGATAAGAAAGGTCAGATTGGTGTTATAAAAGTAACAAGGCTTGCGGGTTATGCGATTACTTCAATTGCATTTGCATCTGACTGGAATTTTATGGGTACTATTCCAGATTTAAATGCAGATTTAGGCGCAACTGGTAAATTCGGTTATCTAGATTATTATGTAGATAGCGCAACAAATATTCGTGCGAATTGGTCTGGTGCTAATACGTCAGTTTAAGGAGTAATTTAATATGCCATTTTGGAATCCATTGATTGGTGGTAGCAAGGTTTTAGAGTTAGATTATTCTGATCCTGAATCAGGTACTTTATCAGCCTTTAATCTTTACGATTATGTAAATACTACATTAGGTGATCCTACTGGAGCAACAACAACGGGTTATTCTAAAGTTATTGTTAATATTCCTAATGAATATTATTTTGGATCACCTACTCCTGGCACCGCATCATTTGATGTTGGAAATTTTGGATCTAATCAAGATATAGAAATTAACTTAGACGGATATATAATTGGCCATGCTGGTTCTGGAGGTGCAGGTGGCGGTGCCGCTCAACCTAATCCTCCTGGCAGTCCGGGTCAATCTGGAGGCATTGCTTTGTCAAATCCGGGTCAAGCAAAATCTGTAACATTAGATGTTTCTCCTACCGGATTATTAGCAGGAGGTGGTGGAGGTCAAGGAGGACAAGAGGGGGGAAATGTTTTTAATCCTCCGGGTGGCGAGGAAACTCCTGGTTTTTCGCAGGGCGCATCTGGTTCACCTGGTCTAGGTGGCGCAGGTTGGCAAAAAGCTCCTAATGGCTCATTTACTAGTCCAGCTACTCCTGCTCCTAGACCGGATGGTCCTGGACCCTGGTCTTTTAGAACTAGTTCTCCTGGAGGATATTTGGGACAATCTGGCCCAGCTGGACCCCAAAATCCAACCACTTTCTATCCAGGAACAACACCTGGTTCTGGAGGTTCTACTGGTCCTTATGTAGTGGGTCCAACTACAGGAATAAATACTTTAACGATAAATAATCCAGCAAGTAGAGTTTATGGTCCAAATGTTAATCCTTTAGGATCTACTCATCCTTTGGGTTCACAACCAGGTGGACCTTCTACACCAACTTAAAATAGGATAGAATTTAAGATGTATGCGAAAATAGTTAACTCTTCTTCCGACCAAAATAACTTAAATGAATCTGATTTAATTTTTATTGATAATCCTAAATCTTTAGTGGATTTTAATGGTATTCAATATCCTCTTTCCGTTCTTCGAAATTTTACGAACGAAAAAATTTATAATCTTTTTGGTTTATTAAGTGTTGAGAGTAATAATGATTATACTGAATGGAATAGTGATATTCAAGATAGAGTTATAAGCCATTATTATGTGTCTAATTATGTTCTTTATAAAAATCTTGTTCTTCAAAACAAATCTCAAGAAATTATTGATGAAGTAAATGTTAAAAGGGAATTTGAAGCTTCTATCGAATATAGAAAACAAAGAAAAGAGGCATATATATCTGAAATATCACCCGAACAGGATCCTGTAACTACTTTGGGTGATGTTGTTGATGCTCTGTATCAAGCAATTTATCACGGCGAAGTTGATAAATTAAATGATCTTGCTTTAAAAATAGAAAATATTAAAGAAAGATATCCTAAACCCACAGCAAATACTGCATGAATTCTTTTTATCTTTATGGTATGCCTAGATCCGGTACTTGGTTTTTAGAACATTTAATTTGTCAAAATTTTAAAATAAAAAGAAGTTTTGGTCCAAATGGATATGGTAAACATTATTCAACGCCAGATCCGGGCCATAAATGTGAAGATCCTATATTAGTGATTTATAAGAATCCTTATAAATGGATAGAGTCTTTTATTTTTCGTGTGGATTGGTTTGTAGCCTCCGTTATAAGAAAAAAAAAATTGAAAACGTTCTGAAATATAATACTAATGTAGTGATGAAAAATGTAACAGAAAGAATGTTGGAAAATCATTTAAGTCAAGATCCTCTCAAAGTTATGGAAAAAGGTAGTAATGAACCCATTGTACTCGAAAATGATGATTTGAATAATGAATTTTTACATAAAATGGGTTTAATAATAAATCAGAAATATCTTGCTTTGTATTGGAAAAAACATTTTGAAACTTTTAATAAACTTCAAAATAAAGAAATAATTTACTATGAAAATTTACTTTCGTTGAAAAATCGCGTAAAATTGTTGAATGTCATTCAACAAAAATATAATTTTGAACCCATAAGTAATGAATGGAATATAGAAGTATTTGATGTGACTTCTTCGCCTCACTATAACGAAGGTGAAATGAACCCTTATTATCAACAAAAAAATGTATTTAAATTTTTAAAAAATAATCATTTGAGACTTATAAATGAATGTTTTGAAAATAATTGGTTGAATACAAATACACAATATGAGACAATTTATGAAATTTCCGATTACCATAGTTCCTAATTTTTTCAGTGATGCCCGAAAAATTTTAAAAATAGCCAACGAACTAGATTATAACTTTGATGCTCCTACTTATCCTGGTAAAAAAACAATATTTTTAAATCATGTAAATATGGATTTATTTTATTATTTAAGTAGAAAAGTTTTAAATCTTTTTTTTGAAATAGACGACGAAATTGGAAAATTGCGATATGATGATGTTGAATGGTCTTTTCATAAAATAACATACGATGATATAAAAGATATGAGAAATGGTGAGTTATTCATACATAAAGATCATTACGAACATTTAACAGGATTAATATATCTATCAAATAATGAAAAATTAGGCACATCATTCTTTCTTAATGAAAGAGTTCCTTATTTTAGTATGAAAAATGGACCAACGTGTGGATTAGATAAAAGTATTTCTGACGAAGAAATGGAAATTCTGTATAAAGAAAATAATGAAAATTATAAACTTATGTCTGAAGTAAAACATATTTTTAATACAGCTGTTATATTTCCGGGTTGTGTTCCTCATAAAATTAATTTAGAAGATTTAAAACCAGGTGAGGAAAGATTAACTTTACACTTTTTATTTCGCGAAATAAGTTATCACACCTTTCCCTATGTTAGATGTAAACTAGAAGATTTGTGAGAAATTATGAAATTTAATTTTCCTTTAACGGTAGTTGATAATTTTTTTGAAAATCCTTATGCTGTCATGGAATACGCAAATAGTTTAAATTATTTTAACGAACGAAGAAATTTTCCAGGCAAAAGAACAACTGATTTATATCAAATTAATCGAGATTTTTTTAATTCAATTAACAACAAAATATTATCGATTTTTTTTGATAGAGAAAAGTCTATTGAATCAGAAAGTTGTATATTTTTTCAAAAAGAAACTTACGAAGAATTGGAAAAAATGGGAAAGGCCGCACATTGGATACATCATGATGTGGAGTATGATTTAATTTTTATAGTCTATTTAAATCCTAATTTAAATGCTGGAACTTCAGTCTATAAACAAAAAAGAGATTTTGCTATATCTCCTCACAATTTTAATGGTCCTTCTCTTTTTTATGAAAAAAATATGAGTTTAAAGGATATAGATAAAATTTATAAAGAACACGTCGAATATTATGAATTGATATCATTATGTAACGGTAATTTCAATACAGCTTTTATATTTCCATGTAAATTAGCACATGCAGCAAATGTTATCGATAATGTTAAAAAGCAAGATCGTTTATTTTTAATAGGAATGATGAGAAATTTTATTTCAGAAAAAATGCCGTTAGATCAATATAATTATTATAAACATTATTCAAGACATTTTAGTTGATCTTTATCTATAATGACTTCCTCCTACCCAACAAACTAAACTTTTTCTTTCGCCTTTATTAATTCTTTTAGCTTTATGTAAAGTATAACTAGGAAAAATATTTAAACTTCCCTGCTGTTTAGGTAATAAAATGGGGTTTTTTCCTGTTTTTATTAATGTTCCTCCTCCTTTATAGTCATATTCGTTTGTTAAATTTACAACACAACTAATTTTTCTGTGTGAAGATTTTTCATTTCCATTATCTACATGCCAATCATAATGGCCATTTTTCGTATATCTGGTTAATTGTATATGTTCGTGAAAATTTTCTAACTCAAAATGCCAAATACGGGAGTTAGCTTCTTCTATATGATATTTTAATCTTTCCCATATCCAAGTTAAATCTTGTTTAAAATATAACCAAAAAACATCTGCATCTCTAACTTCTTTATTTCTTGATTTGCTTCCGTGTGTTAAACCATCTTCCCATTGCCATGCTAAAGAACATATATAATTACACTCTTCTTGATTAAATATATTTTCGTATGAAATGAATGGTTGAAAATTTGTCAAGTAAGGTTTGTTCAGTTGTAGCATATTTACCTCGGAGAAAGAGAAATGAAAAAATTAAATGATTTTTTTAATGAAAACGGTTACGTTATTGTTAAAGATTTTATTTCTACAGATATATTGCAGTCGCATTATCATTATCTTTTAGATATGTATAAAGAAGGAAAAATGAGTGTTGATAAAAATCAAGTTGTGGGAAATTTGACTTTAAGAGATGATATTGTTTTTGATACATTATTATCCAAAATGAGACCCCTTATTTCTAAAGTTGTTGATAAAGAACTGTGGCCAACATATGCCTTTACCAGATTATATAGAAATGGTGAGAAATTAAAAAAACATACTGACAGAGAATCTTGTGAATATAGTATTAGCCTCACTTTAGGTTTTTCAAATGGTAGAGGAATTTGGCCAATATATCTTAAAAATAAAGAGGGTAAAACAATAAAAACAAAATTGGAAATAGGAGAGGCTTTAATTTATACCGGCCGTGATTTACCGCATTGGAGAAAGAAATTCAAAGGCGATCATTATGTACAAACTTTCTTACACTATGTGGATTCAGAAGGTCCTTATAAAGAATGGGTTTTTGATAAAAGACAAGGTCTCAATTCTTTAGATTATGATATAAATTTTAATTTTGAAAAAACTGGTAGAAATGTGGACGAATATGAAAGTTTTTATGAAGATAAATCATTTGATGAAATTATATTGTGAAGAATATATTTTTTTAAAATTATAAACATAATCTATTTTACTTTTTTGTCTCATTATACAAAAATGACATGTACCACATCCTTTTTTATTTTTTTTATAGTGATCAATCGTGTAATTAGTAGATAAACATTGTTCCGAATGATATAATATATTTACCATAACTTGATCATTTTGTATTTTTTTTATATCGTTTACCGGATTTGTTCCAGACATAGAGGTATTTCTATCTTCATGTTTTAAAAATATTTTATAAAAATCTGTATTTTTTATGTCAGTTTTATTTTGTTTAAAAACCTCTTGATGATAGATATGAAAATCTCTATCGTCAAAACATGATCTATATAACTTATTTTCAAAAAATTTGTCTAAAAAAATAGCATATTTTCCTAAATAATACTTAGGAAAATTAGAAGCTCTTTTCATTTGTAAATATATAAAATTTTTTGTTTGATTATTTTTATTCGAAATAACTTTTTCTTCTACGGTTTTATAAAAAGAAGTTTCTATTATTTCTTTAAATATATCAGTATAATCATAATCTAAATCTGTTAAATCATATGTTTCAAAATTTTCTAAAATAGAATTGTTGAAAATATTTTCTCTCATTAAATCTGAAACTATTTTCATAACTTCGATATTTCTTTGTGTTACAATATCATTACGATTCCAAATCAAAAAAATAGGCCTCACATTTATACCTCTTCTTAAGCAATCCATGATACTTAATGAGTTAGACATTCCTCCTGACCAAAAATGATTTATCATAATAAATTTAATCTATTAAGGTTAATATAATGATGAATTTTTGAATTGTGAATTTCTAAGCATTTAATACATTTATTACAATATTTTTTTGTCTTTTTATAATTTAAAATATTACGACAACTTACAGTATTTTCAAACATAAAATTCAATAGATCAAAATCTACGTTTTTAATATCTTCAACACATTCTCTTTTTGTTTTATCGCAATTTGCCCATACTATTCTATTCATAAAATAAAGTTCGGATTGAATTATTTTTTTATTTTTTATTTCTATGTTGTTTAACATGTCTGTTATTAAACGCGAATCCTTTTCACAACCTATAGATATTTCTATATCATGTGTATTAGTATATTCTATTAAAGTATTGAGTATATCATAATGCCAAATTACAGAAGAACCGGTAGTTTCATCTCTAAAAATATTAATTCCTTTATTATCAAATTTTTTTATTTCATTTTGTATTTCTTTAGATCTTTTCCTTTCTATGACATCAATAAAAATAGGTTCTTTTATTTTTTCAAAATGGGTAACAAATTTGTTTAAACATTGTATTTGAATTTTGTTAAAAACCCCTTCTCTTTTTACATAAATTGGTTGAACAGTTTCGCCATTTAATATATATTTTAAAACTACATATGCACTATCTAGTCCTCCAGAGAAGGCTACATACTTCATTTATTTTTTGGGTTCTGGTGCAATCATGGGACTCGCGTGTAAAGGTAGTTGCGTTGAACTAATATTTTTACCTATCTTGGTTCTTGTAAGTAAATTTTTATTGATAATTTTTTTATTATTAATTAAATTATTCTTAAATTTTATTTGATTCATCTCTTTCTTACCTTTTTATATTGTAACTAAAACAATTATGTGACATTTTTGATAAGTCACATTTTATTTATATAAATATAACATACATTCGCAAGATGGAACATAAATGCTCGGTCATCAATACTGTCACAGCATCATTCGCAAGTATGTTATCGCTTTCGGCAACCTCTTCAATGATATTGTAATACAAAGATTCGATAAAGATGGAGATCGCATTCAGACGATTGCGGTTCCTTTAGCCTATTCCCCGAAAGAAAAATTTATTGTACGACTTCAACAAGATCCAGACCTCGAAAGAGATGTAGCCATTACTCTACCTCGTATGGGTTTTGAAATCACATCGTTTAACTATGCTCCAGAAAGAAAACTGGCATCCACGCTTCGCAACATTAAAGTACCTTCACCGGGCTCATCTACAGTTAGCACACAATATGTTCCTGTACCGTATGATTTAACATTTTCCTTACATTCTTTTTGTAAACACACAGAAGATGCTACACAAATATTAGAACAAATATTACCGTATTTTAGGCCAGAATTTACAACAAATGTGAAAATTTTACCAGATATGGACATTGTTGTAGATGTGCCTGTAATACTGAATTCTGTAGCACCAGAAGATTTATATGAAGGTGATTTTCAAACAAGACAGGCTCTCGTTCATACACTTGACTTTACACTGAAAGGTTATATGTATGGACCTGTTACAAATAAGGGTGTTATCACTCGATCAATCGTAAATATACGCGAAGGCGCAGTTGCTAACACTTCGGCACCAATTTTTGAAAGAATTATTGTTACGCCATCTGGATCAGTAATTGATACAGAAGGATTTGGGTTCTCTTCAAGCTTAGCAACATCAACTACATCGTTTTCTACATCTACCACGAATACACTAAACCTTCGTTTATACGATAAGGATGAATCTAATTTCATCAATCTAAAAGCACCGGATGTGTTAAATAGTAATTATACACTAACACTACCTACAGATGATGGAGGAGAAGGTCAAGTATTAAAAACAGATGGTAATGGTAATTTAAGTTGGGTAGATGTGTCTGGTGTAACAGATGTGTTTGATCAAATCAAAATACAACCAGAAAGTGCAGCTGGTGTTGATGAATATATGACTGAGGTTTTAGGTGATATAAGTGGCACGGTATCAAACAATGAGCTGGCAACAGCTCATGCGATTAAGACTTATGCAAACACTGTAACGAGTGATGCGATATCAGAATTGGACGGAGGGACATTCCCTTAATGAGGTGAAGAAATGAATGAAGAACAGGTTGAAGCGTTAAGAATATATTGTGAAAGACAAAAACTAATGATTTCGGAATTAATGAATAAAGTGTTATGGTTAGAGACCAGATTAGAACTTTCAAATAAAATAAATATAGAACAGGAAAAAGAAGAGGCTGAGAAAGCGTTTGAAGAACAGAAAACTCCGCCAAGAAAAAGACATTCACAATTTGTAAAGTAAGAGGTTAGACAAATGGCGTCAACAATTAAACTAAAAAGAAGTACTACTACCGGTGCTATACCCACATTTAGTACTGATTTAGTAGAAGGCGAAATAGCACTTAACTTAAAGGACAAGATCCTTTATGCTGCAAATAGTACTGCTGTTTTTGAACTTGCGAGAAACACTGCGAACAACGGTTTGGTTCTTCACGACGGTAGTGGCAATGAGATTACAATAACAGCTCCATCAATTGCTGGTGATTATAGTTTGACGTTACCAATAGATGATGGTACTTCAGGACAATTTCTGCAAACAGACGGTACTGGCGTTTTAAGTTGGGATGCTCCTACTGGTACTGTTGCCTCTGTTGGTGCTGGTGTAGGTTTGTCGGATAGTGGCACAGCTTCCGATCCTGTACTCAACGTAAATACTAATGAAGGCCTTGCTGTTGTATCAGATAATGTGGGATTGAAAAATGGTAGTGCTTTTAGTGATAACACAATTTTAGTTTGGGATGATGGTAATTCACAATTTATAAATTCGGCTATTACGGATAATTCAACTTTAGTAACTATTAATAGTGATACTACAATTACAGGCGATCTTACCGTTTCTGGAACAACTACAACTTTAGATGTAACAACAGTTGCTATTGAAGATCCTATTGTAAAATTCGCAAACAATAACACTGCTGATACCACTGATATCGGTTTTTATGGAGAATATAATAAAGCTACTACAGTAAAATATGCAGCTTTTTTCAGAGATACTACGGATAAAAGTTGGAAAGTGTATAATGAATTAACAAACGAACCAATTATTGCTGGTGGTGATATTGTTTTAACTGGCGGTTCTTTAGCTCAACTTGATGCAGTAATTGACGGCGGTACTTACTAATTTAGAGTATAATTTTTTATGGCTTCTGAAATAAAATTAAAACGCAGTGGTGTTTCTGGTTCTAAACCGACCACCACTGACCTATCCGATGGCGAAATCGCGGTCAATACCCGTGATAATATCGTATTCGTTGCGAATACTACACATGTATTTGAAGTAGGAAGTGTTTTAACCACAAATACAACAATAGGTTCTACGCCAGCAGTTTTTGTAGATACAACAAACGATAGACTAGGTATTGGTAAAAACAATCCCTCTTATGCGTTAGATGTTACGGGTGATATAAATTTATCAAACGGCATTCGTATAAACGGTGTTGCTGGCACTGATGGTCAAATGTTGGCTGCAAATACAACAGGTGGTATTGAGTGGCGAGATGATGTAGAAGTTTATAATCACACCTGGGCTGTTGCTGGTAATATTACCGCGGCCGCATTACCGTGTATGTTTGTGTTAACAGGTAATACAGTAGGCTATAACGAAGTTGTTGAGTTTGGTAGATATCGTGCGAAGATTAATTCTGGAACAAGTGTGGATGTTAAGTTTCAGAAAAATGGTGTAGATATTCCAAGTTCAAGTCAAACAATTACTACCGCAAAACAGACAATCACTGCATTTACAGCAAATACTATGGTAAACGAAGATGAACTTACAGTTGTAACAAGTTCACCCAGTGGTTCACCTGTAGATTTATCTGTAACTGCGTTTTTTACTAGAAAGAGATATATTGATTAATGTCAACTGAAAAATGGACGATAACATATAATGCTGATAATGGTTCTGAAACTGAAGCTAGTGGTTGTGGTCCAACCGCAGCAATAAAGGGTGTTCATGCTAACAATGTAGATTCCATGACCAAATTTAATTTATCTGTTGATTCACCTAATTTAACTGATGTTACTACAGACCATATTCTATTCGTTGATGTAGTGAGTCCTAATACAGATAATGATAGAAAGTTCTTTACCATTAAAAATGTTTATACCGGTAATAGTACGATTGAAGTTAATGAATCCACCAGTATTCAAGCTAATTCTTTAACTTGGGCCATTGGTGGTAAGAGAAAAAATATATATGATACAATTGACTATAATGCTTTATCTAGAGCAGTGGTAAATAATGATATAAAATTAACTACTACATTTATGCCTATTATAGAACTTGATCCAAATACCACTAGTAATTATTTAGTACCTTCTGTTTATAAGACTGGTATCAAGTTAGATGCTTACGATAGAAATATATGTAAACTATACGGTCCAATGATAATTAGATCATCTGGCACAGATAAACCTATACTTGAATCAGATACGGGTGACAGTTCTAAACTCTTTGACAAAACTACCAATAACAACAATAATGCTTTCGCAATTATTTTTGAAAATTTAGAATTTCATATTAATAATAATAATGGTGGGAGCGGTGGCACTGGGATCACTATAACAGAATCCGCAAGAGTCTACGTTAAAGACTGTATATTTACACGATCTATCAATGATACCAACGAAGCTGAAATCATAGGCATCGATGGTGGTGGAAACGGGCCACAAATCCAGTTAGTAGTAATAAACAGTTTATTTGATGGTACCTATGCTTCTGGTGGCACAGATGGAAAATTAACGCGTGGCATTTCGTTCACCGAGACAGGTAGACTTTTAGACACTTTAACTGTTATAGGTTGTACTTTTAAAAATTTGAGAGAAAATGCTATATATACAGGTGATTTTGAAAACGTTTTTATTGAAAATAATTTAATTTATAACGTAGGTTCCGATAATGACGGTAATGGTTCAGCAATAAAACTATTTGATGAATTTAATCTTGAAGGCAGAACTGTAATCATAAAAAATAATACAATATATAATGCTTCAAATAATGGTATTACATTAACAATGAAAGATGCCGTTGACGGTGATTATTATATGGGAATAATCTATAACAATATAATTTCAGATTGTGGTGAATTTGCTATTGGTAATGAAGGTTATTCTGCAAATACAGATCAAATGTTGGTCATAAGAAATAATAATTTTTTTAACAATGGCTCAGATACCGTTGAATCAACTGCCTTTCCACATGCGCTTCAAATAGACAATGTTAGTTTAGATCCTCAGTTTGCAAATCCCCCCGCTGGTGATTTTTCAGTAGGCACAAACATGAAGGGAATAGGATATGGTGTAAGTAATCCAGAAAACAACAATAAAGTAGATTTGGGAGCAGCACAAAGAAGTGGACCAGAAAAAGGTGGTCATATTGGAATTATAAGACCTTTAATATCAAGTTTTGATGCGAGGTAAAAATGTCAACTGAAAAATGGATATTAACATTTAATAACGATAATGGTTCTGAAACTGAAGCTAGTGGTTGTGGTCCTGCAACTGCTGTTTTTGGTGTTCATGCTAACAATGTAGATTCCATGACCAAATTTAATTTATCTGTTGATTCACCTAATTTAACTGATGTTACTACAGACCATATTCTATTCGTTGATATTAATTCTGCTATTTCCGGCAACGACAGAAAGTTCTTTACCATTAAAAATGTTTATACCGGTAATAGTACGATTGAAGTTAATGAATCCACCAGTATTCAAGCTAATTCTTTAACTTGGGCTATTGGTGGTAAGAGAAAAAATCCTTTCGCTGGTCAAAATGATTATCAATATTTAATGCGTGCCACTTCAAACAGTAGTATTCTTTTAGATTGGTATAACTTTGAAATAGAACCCAGTACGGCTCCTTATGATATTACTTCAAATGTGATTTATATAAAGGGTGCACAGAACACAACTGAAGGACAAAATTTAAGAAAAAAGTATGGACCAGTTGTTATTGCGGGAACGTCTTCCACAAACAAATCTAAATTACAAGGATCATCTTCTACTACTGACGCATTATGGAACCTTGGCAGCTCGCGCCGAGGTTTAATTATAAGAAATTTAGAATGTATTGTTCAAAATGCATATGCGACTGCCGTTAAAGATGTAAGTAATAGTAGTAGTAGCGAATTTATCTTTATGGATTGCGATTTTGTTTTTAATGGTAATGTTCAAAATTCTATAAATTATAGAAATGGTTTAAGTTTGGCTGGTAATAGTACCAAGGGTCCAATATTTTTTATAGGATGTAACTTTTACTCATCGGATCCAGGATCCAGAAAAATTATGAATTATGGTATTTACTCCGGTTCGGATGCGAGCTCCGACGAGGAATTAGTTGTTTTAGAATGTTCTTTTAGAGATTGTGAGGTCGCTGTAACGGTTAGTGAATTTACAAATAGTTTTGTTTTTTTAAATAATCTAATATATGATTGTGGTTTTACAGATCCAAATAAGGTGAGCTCAGCAATTCCTTATAATGCCAACAATGCAATCGTTATAAGACACTCGACATCGTTCAATTTGAATGATCCATTAAATAATCTTATCATAAAAAATAATACCATAATAGGCGCCGAAAAAAATGGAATATTTCAAGATGGTACAGGTTTAATAGAAAGCCTTAATGATGATGTTCAAATGAGTGGAATTATTATGAATAATAATATTGTTGATTGTGGAGATTATGCATTTCAAAATAATAGTTTATCTGCAAACGTGGCTCAAGGTATTCTTTTTATTGATAATAATTTATATAATAATGGACTTGGAGATATAGACACTACATACACTAGAAATTACTATATAAAAGATAACATAAATGTTAATCCTAATTTTGAAAATTCAAGTACAAACAATTATGTTCCTGGAGACACTTTAAAAAATAAATCAGTTCCTACAAATTATGTAGACACAAGTACAACAAATTATCAATACATTGGTGCTTTAAATGCTTCTGAAAAAGAAGGTGGCTCTCCACCAAAATTAATTCGTCCTCTAATTATAAATATAGTACCAGGTTAAAATAGGAGAAATCAAT